CCCGCCGAGGTTCGACCCGCTGAGGTGCGCCCCGCTGAGGTGCGCCCCGCTGAGGTCCGCCCCGCTGAGGTCCGCCCCGCTGAGGTGCGCCCAGCTGAGGTGCGCCTTCTTCGCGACCGCCGCCGCCACTGCCGCCTTGATCGAATCATACTCTCCGGCAAAGAGAATCTTGCCACTTCTGCTTTTGATTTCTATCTTGCTCATCGTTCCGTTCCCCTTTCGATATTTGCTTGCCCCGCGTCCAACAACTCGCTTCGCTTCCGTGCAGTAACTTCACTCAGGAACGCGGGGCAAAAGTGACTATTAAAATACCTTTCACGCTTGAGTGGTATCATTAGACCTTTCCAGCCTCAGACGCGTCTGTACAGGATATAGATGGGGGTATTCTGGGCATTTGGTGGGGTCGCCTAAGCCGTTCCCCGTTTCCTTGATACTTACCTTGAGCTTTATGCACTGCGGCGATATATCGCGCCTCGGCGGATGTCTTCTGGTTTGCCCAACCTTTCCTGAGTAGGCGGCGCATATAGAAACGCAACAGCTCCGGGTTGTTCGCATACTCTTCGGCAAGCCCGCTCTCCTCAGCGGCGCGGAAGTGAAGATCAGTAAGCGACTCCTGCTCGTTGGCTACCGCTGTACGCTTTTGGACTGGGTATTTCTCCACAATCGTCTTGCGTCTGCTCATGCCGCAACCTCTTGATCCCTCAGCACCGATCTGATTCGCCGCATGGTGTCGCCGACAAATCGCTCCTGTGCAAGTATCATTTCGTTGGCTTCGGCTTCCCCAAGTTGCTGATTCAGGAAGTTGATTACTTTATCGTTGAACCCCGCCTGCCCATGCTCTATCCTGCTAAGCACGCTGGCGCAGACTCCGAGAGCGGCTGCGAGGTCGCCCTGACTCAATCCTGATCTCAGCCTCCACGCAAGCAAAGGACTCAGATTGTCGTCAGTCGCCCTCAACTTCCTTTTGTCTACCCTAGATAGGACTGCCGGTTTCGTGGTTGCCCTGAGTGCCCGATGCAATTCACGGTGATGTTCACGGCATAAGAATCGGATACGATATTCAGCACCAGGGTCGAAATCGTCGTGATGGAGTTGAACCTTCTTGGTTGTCCCACAGACTTCGCAAGGTTTTGAAGGTATCTTGCCGTTCTTAACCAACACGTAGGAATGACAGCGAATGAGATGATGCTGATACCGAAGGCTATCCTTGATCATGCCGCTACCATCTTCTCTTCGACTTCGCGCCGGTATAGTCGCCGCCACTCCTCATGCTCGGCGCAAAGGCGTTTCACCTGATCTGTGGACATCCCCAGTTTGACCAGCCCGATCTGTACCCGCTCGGATATGCTCTGTTTACCAGCGAGAATTTGAGATATGCAAGCTCTACTCACGCCGCAGTTCTTGGCGAACTGGGAACGTCTAACGCCTAGTTCAATCAGTCTGTCCCTGAGCGGACTGTATTCCAGTGACATTCCGCGTCAACCTCCTAACCTGTTTCGATTAGATTCTACCCTATTATTCCTTACCTGTCAGCAGTTTCCTACCCCACAGACGTAAACTTTCGGTAACAAATCATTAGGTATGGTGAACTATGGCATAATCGGATGGAATTGTATGGTAGAATAGGAATGTCATGAAGGATGAAACAGAACGGAAGGAGGTGATATTGCGCAAGCAACAAAAAAGATGGCGGTCGGGGATGACCGCCATAACGAATAACGACATGATTACACTACAGTGCTGCTATTATAACATCCCCACTGGGATTGTCAACAGAGGATTGTGGGATATTCCTCGGTTCACTCACCACGCTAACACGCACCAACCCCCGTGCCATCCAACGCACCAGTTTCCCGATCAAAATAATACTGTCGTTCGCCAATACTCAACACTGAGTACACATCCGACACCCGCAGACTTATTTTCTTCCCCAGGATCGGATCATCTTGTTCAAATGGTTCTAACACTGCCTTCTCGATCTTTTTCACTGTAATTATCTCCTGTCAGTTTATTTGCAAGCGCCGCCGGGAGGCGCGAAAGGATTATGGTATCCCGCTCTAGGTATTCATGCTGAACCCGAATGAAGGGTGGACCATACCTCTATAGGTAGGTGGTGCTCTTTCCGCACATGGCGAAACATCAACCCACGATTTTTCCAGCTTCAAACTGACTGTGCGCCCAATCTCCCTCAGCGCCAAACGACTTCCACTGTCCGCCCCAGACGCAACCCGCTATCCGGGCTGCTCGTCCTATAGCACGTTTGAACTCGTGCGGCGCATCCCAGCCGTGCTTGTAGAGACAGATATCCCAAGCGTCGCCCGTCAGGTGTTTGCTCTGAAGAGTTTTGCTCTTGCCTTCGCTGAATAACTCTGCCTGCCGTTCCTTGCTTCGCCTACCCTCGTTCAGGTATGGATCAAACCCCCACTCGCGCAGAAGGTACAACTGTATCCAAGCACGATCACGCGGTATCGGGTTCAGACTATTGAACGCCTCCAGTTCCTTCTCGTCATGCAGGTTAAGCACAGCGCCATCGCTGCGATTGACTATCATATCGGCTGGCATGGTATCCCTCCGATCACGCCTTCAGTCCAGCAATCCATATCCTGATACTCTTCTCGGACAACTTCACTAGGAACTGGAAGGCTACCAACCAACTCAGTTTTTCATCTATGTGCATCGTGAGAAACTGATTCAATCCGGCAGTAAGAGCCGCCGCGATCATCACGACGTATATCTGCCGGAGAGCCGAACCCCAAGGTCCATCCCACCAGCTTTTTGCTGCGACTTGTGTTCCCATGTCAGAACGTCACCAATCCCTTCAACCCCGCGTATGCCGTAAAGCCCATGCCGCCCGGCATGTAGCCAACGCCTGCGCGAAATCCCCTGTCACTCTTATCCGCCAATGATAGCGAAGCTCCAATACCCACAGTCGGCTCTTCACTCTCGCGGATAATAGCGTTCAAGTCGCCGCTTATGGCGATCTTCGAGTTGTTCCCAAGCGTCCACTCCTTAACGTCAACCGAGAGTGTTCCCATCGCAGCCGACTCGCCTGTCTTTAGCGAACAGGCATACGACACTGACGTGGAAACCTTCTCAAACGCCGCCGGGAACAGCCCCGCCCCTAGCACCTGCATGGGTAGCAGAATCGCTACCGCCACCAACCCAATCCATAGAACCTTCTTCATTCTGATTGCCTCCTAACTTCGCAATACGTGACCGATGAACACCCCAATAACAGCAGTCGCGGTGACCACAAGTAGCCACCTACCCCACTTCCAGTTACCCTCTAGTGTCGCCAGTCGGAACAGTACACCCGAAACGGGGTTTCCATTGCCGACAATGAGTTTGCTAAGCCCCTCGACTTCCTTGACGAGGTTTCCAGTCGTAGCCATCACCGTGTCAACCTTCGCGTCTAGCGCGATGATGTGTTCCCGAATCGTCTTCGGCTTATCAATCAAGGCCAGATTCCCTTCTGCCCGTTCCGCCGTAACGGACGGATTATTTATGCTTCCTTGCTTCCGCCGCATGTTCTTGGAAGTTCGCTTTGCCATGTGCCTTACGTCCCAACGATGCCGCCAATCCTGCAGGATTCTTCACGCCGGGTTTGTGCGAAAGTGCTTCCGCGAGATTAGCGAACCGCTCGCCACTCCAGAGTTTAGGTTTCTTCTTCTTGGTTTGCGCCATAGATTATCTCCTATTTGAGTTTGATATATTGACTACCTGATCGTGGCGAGGCAACCGATAGTGTTATCGCCTTTTCGTGCTTCAAACCGCCGCGTGATGTCCCCAAAAGTCTTTGTCCGTGTACAATATCTAGTTCCGTTTTCCGTATCTCATCAATGATCCGGCGTTTTTGCTCCTCGATTGTTTTGCCCGATACTACAAACCCGGCTGATGACTGATAGAGTTCGTCCTTAGTCCTTGCGGTCATAACCGCCCGTTCGACCTTCCGTAAGTTCGACAAAGACTTTGCCTGTTGGTTCAGCTCACCCAACCGTGCCTGTTGGGTTTCCGTAAGTTCCGGCCCTATCCTACCTTCCGCGCGACCTTTGCGATCCTGTAACCTCTGGAGTTCCTGGTACATCCTCTCCACGTCTACACCCGAACGATATTCCGCACTCATGACCGCTCTCATCACGGGATATTCTGATATCTTCGCCTTGGGACGAGGCGGAGGATTATAGAGTCCAACCGTGCGAAGCCCTACGTCAGTTCCTTGCGTGGCATATTTTCCCAATCCGCCCAAGTATCCCTGTACGAGTGTATCTATCTTGCGAGGAGACTGATCCAGTAATCGCCCCAACAATTGAGCCGTACCAGATGTTTGCGGTCCGATTTGCAACGGAGCGGGCAATCGTTTTTCCCGTTCAGGCACAATCGGCGCTCCGGTAAATGACCTGTTGGTTAGAACCTGCATCCAGGGAACTATCGCAGTCGGGATGATGTTCGGTGTTGCGACCGACAGAGCATCATTTGCGATAGCATCAAAAGCGTGAGGATCATCCTGGTCTAACTTCCGCAAGATTCTTTCCGGGAAAGCCCCGAAGATTATCCCGAGTTCGAAAGGTTTTGGGACTCGAATCAAGTGATTTTTCGTCGGGATGATCCAGAACATATCCTTTTCCCACTCTGGTAATTGTTGATATCTCTCATCCTTGCGATTGACGAGATACAAAGCGACTGATGGAACGGTAATATATGCTAATGCTCGTGTTGTTGATCGAATCGGATAATCTCTGAAGGTTCGCACCATCTTATCCATGCCGCCGACTCCAGCGTTGAAGAAGGCAGTAATCCTATTCGCCTGTTTGCCAAGATCGCCAGAACGTGAGAAATCAACAGTGATGTCTCTAGAACTTATTGCGGCTTCCAGAATCTTGTTGATGTCGGTCGCCTTACCCCAGTGCGTACCCTTTCCGAACTCACCTATGCGAGTCGCTTCTTCGGCGAACTCACTGAGGGCGCGGAGTGCATCCAACGGATGTTTCGCATAATCAACAACATGCTCACTAGGTTTCCTCTCGTATATCGAACGCATCGCCCTTTGAAGATAATCCCTGTCCAGGGACACCATCATCGAGTGCGCCGCACCGGTACTCTGGAACTGAGTATAAAGTTCATCACCACCAATCCGCCCTTTGACGGTATGATATAACCCTCGCACGAAGTCCCACGGCATGAACCCAAAGGCAGAGTTGACCATCGCCGTTCCCACGTCTCTCATGGGGTTTCTAACAGCGAATTCCGGTGTCAATGTCGCTCCGGCGCGAAGAAGTGCGGCAGGAGTGGAAAGTATCTTCACTAATATGTTCGACGATTGGGCATCGCTGGCGGTAATTGCTGTGTAGAGATCAGGATCAAGTTGATAGTATTCTGCTTTTCCGTTCCTAAAGGTGCGTACGATATTCTCACCCGCCGGAGCCATACCACTTGGGCGGAAGATGGTTGAGATACTTTCGGGGTTAGACCCAACAGCATCAAAGATATCTGCCCACACTGGATCGGTTTCGGCAATACCCAACACCTCGCCAAGACTAACTTGGGTAGGTCTCATGGCTGGAGGAACCTTCTCGATCCACATCCCCTTGTTTTGTGCACTATTGGCGAGATCGGCGAGCCGCAACATCACTTTATTTCGCCCGGCAAGACTGTGGAACATGAAGGTATTCTTTACGATACTCTCTATCGGATCAACAATATCCCGCCCTGAACCTTTAAGTCGCTTGATCGCCGTTGGGAGATTGGCAAATCCTCGTCCTAACCCGCCTCTCGGTTGTTCTTCAAATACACGATAGAGCGGTACGTGGTTCGGCCACTTCGTCCGCATCTCCACTGCGGAATCCTTGGATACCAACCCAGATTTGACAAGCTCCCCAAGAAGGTGGTCCTGGTATTTGATAACTTCCTGTTGGATTGCCTCATATTCTTTGGGTGCATTTGCGATAACCGCCTGATAATCCTCAATCGGCAACGGCATACTTCGACTACCCTTTACGGCAATAACATCAATGGCTTGTTTGGCGATGAGATACCGGCGAAAACTATCCAAATCTCCTACGGACGCGAGAACTTCTCGAAGTGACTTGTCTATCCGTTTCCCGGATTCGCTGGTGACAGCATCCTCCAACCATGTCTGAGACTTTGACGCCACTCCACGTTGAAGCCAAGCCGTTTTGAAAGGACTCTTGCTCGTGGCGACAGGTTTGCCTTCGGCGATTGCCTTCTCCGCCACACGCAATGGTTCTAGCGAATCCACCCAATCCTTATAGAAACGCGAAAGATCATACGGCGTTTTAGGACTCGGCTCGCCAGTTGAGATTGTTGACTGCACCCGTGCGTCGGCGGGTTGGTTTGCCCACAAGCCAATATCCTTTTGCGCCTTTTCCAAAACAGTGCGAATCTCTGGGAATTCTGCCAGTTTGCGCGAGAAGAATCCATAGAACTTCGGTGCTATCCTTTGCGCTTCTACGGGATTCGTCAGATAATGGCGGATGAACTCAGCATATCCCTCTACGACCTCACCCCTCGCGCCTGCATATGCAAGAGGTTTTAGTTCTGCCCAGTGTTCTCTAGGAATCGCCATCGCTGCCAACCTGCCGCGTTTCGGCGTCAATTCGGGAAATAGGACTTTGTGTAGTGCATGTCCAACCTCATGCGCGACAGTGGGCAAATCGTTTGCCAATCGGGTTCTGATGATATTCTCGCGCGTCTTGAAGATTCCGATTGCCCTTTGTCTGAATCTACCTGTTCGCACTGGCGCAAGTACGTTCTGGAGATCCCCGACTATCTTCGAAGCCTTGACTGGTTCATGCGGTATAGCAACGTTTGCATATGGGCGTACTCCCTGCCATGTTTCTTCCTGGTTCACATATCTACCAAGGGTGCCGCCGCTGCCGCTTACTTTCTTCCCTCCCCTCGCACTCGGCGCGGGAGGAGTCTCGGCGGGAGTTCCTGCCACTGTCGGCACGACGGGTTCCTTTGCAGACACTACTATTGGGATAGTAGGTGTAGTGGATGCTTCTCTTGGTATCCACGGATTACCCTCAAGACTCCATCGCTTACCACCATCAATTGGCTTGTCGAGCAAAACGTAGGGATTGGCAACACTCGCCGGATGAACGACCTTGCCGGTAATAATTTGCCCTTCCTGCAACTTGCCGGTTGCCATTCTTCCTTCGACTACCATTTGCACACGGTCGCCGATTGTGGGTTCTGGTTTTTTTGTTGTAGCTGAAGGAATAGTTATCTTCGGTGTCTTTGTGGGCGCAACCGCCTCAACCGCTGCTGTAGGGGCTGCTGGAGCCATTTCTGGGGCTTGTGGCGTGACTCCCTCTCTTGCCCCAAGGATAGTATCAGGACTGTCGAAACCCGCCTGTTTCAATCTCGCCTGTGCATCTGATAACTTCGCCTGTGCCACTAGATTCTCAGGGTCTTTGCCAACAATATCTTCAAGTGCTCTGATATTCAATGCGGTGTTGATAGGATCGAATACCTTGCCCGTAGCAACGTGTCCTGCCACTCCGAGCGCAACGAGAGGAACGATATCTGTTGCGATCTTGGATATCTGCCCTATTCCCGGCCTCTCGAAGAACCCCTTTGCACCCGGCGCAACCTTTTCTATCCCTGTTCTGATGGCTTGCCCCGGTAGTCCGAACGGCGCACCCATCGCCTCCATATTCTCTTGTATGGCTTGGTCCCGCTCTTCCGATCCTACTCCGCCGGCTTCAGGATTGAACGATGCCGCAACGGTTGACGCGGCTGCCATAGGCAGGGTAAACGGCATGGTTGCCACTCCTACCCCTGCCCCAACAAGATTCGTTGCCGCTTCGCCTGGAGTGACTTCGGTTCCTGGAAGCTGCGGAAGCATATTCAGTGCGGGGCTGATATAGTTCGAGACTGCCTGCATCGCACGTGCGCCTGCGCCTTGTTTATTCCTGATTGTTGCGCTGGACTTACCTGCCGTGCCGAGTGCTACTTCAGTGCGGCGGATATTCGATTCGCGCATAGCTGGAGAGATCGTTGTTATGCCAGCAGGCGAGATCGGAACCTTGCCCTCAGCGATCAATTTGCGCTTCTGCACTTCAGGAAGTGACGGCTTCGGCGTAGTCGCGGGTTTGCGCGACGATTTACGCCTTGCTTCTTTCAGTTCAGCATCAAACCGGGCTTCTTCGAGTGCGGCGTCAAACTCTTCGTCTGTCATAACCCACCAGCATCCGCATATACTTTCATCGCCACTTTTGGATTCCAGCCAGGGTGTTTCTTCAATAAGGATTGGTAAGCCGAACGCATCGCGGCTTTATCGCCCTTGTTGTTGTTGACGGTGTTCAATATGTCCTGGTACGGTTTGTGTGTCTTGAATGGATTCTTGCCGCGAGGTTGTGGTTGTCCCTGCGCGCTTTGACCTCCACCAACAGGAGAGGGAATCATAATTGTATTCGTGCCGCCTCCAGGCATAGTGACGCTTATCGTGTTACTCGCAGGTTGGAATCCGGGTGTTGCTCTTACCGTTGCCTGCGCTTGCTCTATAAGTGTATCTACGGATGCGATTCTCCCCCCGTACTCGTCACGGACTTCCTTCGTTAGTCTCATATCCTGCGATTGGGCTTCGAGGTAATTCCTGTTCGCTATCAATCCGCCCAGAGTATTGACGTTTACCTTCGTATTAGCCAAAGTGCGATCATATATTCGCATCTGGTTCATAAAAGATTGCTCAGCAGTGATTCCACCACTACGCTTGCCTGTGTTCGCAGTCTGTGCACCCTTTAGAAGAGCACTGGCCTTGAGAAGTGCCTGGGCAAGCGGGAACCTTGCCTTCATCTCTTTCAGAGTCTCTTCGGCAATCCTTCCTTTCACTTCCAGAGTCTTGAGGGTCGCCTCGTCAACAGGCGTGATCGGCGGCATGAGCATCAACATCTCCTCATCACTCGTCTGGAAATCAGGACGCCGTTTGTTCCATATCTCAACCAAAGCATGGGCATCAACCTTGCGCTCTTCTTCGGTAGCCCAGTGATTATTCATAGTCGAGGTTTTAACCCAATCGCTCATCTGCTGCCGATTCTGCAGCGTCAACGACTTCTCCATATTTATCCGAGCAATACGCTCTCCAGGAGCTTCCGGCGGCCCCGCCATAATCTCGTTCATCATGTAGTCTTCCGGCATCGGCCCCTTCGGCGGAGTGACACTGACTTTCGAATCCAGTCGCTTGTTCGCCTCGTACATGATGAGTCTTATGGGCCTGGTAATCGTCGCCACCTGCACCGGATCGGTGCTCCCCTCTGCCATCTGGTAAGCCGTTCCCATCTTGTCGGTGATGAACTTGGATAGTTCCGGCACAGTCGCCTCGCCAGGTATGGTTTCGTATGGTTTGAGCAACGCATAAACCACATCGTAGACCGACAAGCCTTCTGTCGGGCTAGGTGTAGCCTGAACCCCTTGTGTCGGCTTTATCTGTTCTGTTGCCGTTGGCGTAGATGTAGGAGCAGTTGCAGGCTTAACACCGTCTGTAGACTTTACCTGTTGTGTTGGTGCGAGCGTTCCTTCCTGTTCGGCTGCGCCTATCCCTTGACTCTTCAATATATTGAGAGTGTCTACCAGAATCTCTGGGCCGGATTCGCCCAAACCAGTAGTGTACAATCCAGCGGCAACACGGGCAGTCATCTTGCAGGATTTGACATCAATCATCGCGTCACGCAATCGCTTTGAGGCGATATCGCCCTTGGAATAAGGCAATGCTGTTCTTGGCGGTAACCCCAAGGCTTGACTATGGGCATTTATGGCATCCAGGGCAGTTACCCGCTCCTGTTCCGGCGCTTTGATATTCCAATTCTCGTCATTCACCATAGTATCAAGGTAGGTAAGGCGATCAGTGAGTTCCTGCCGCTTCCGCGCTTCCTGCCGCTCCTGTGCCGCCTCCATGCGCTCCGAGATACGCTGCATGTAGCTCTGCATCTGCCCTGCGCTTTGGAGAAAGGTTTGTGCGATATCTACCATATTGCTAACCCACGTACGTCCCTGCCGTTGTCGTCTTCTTCTTGCCCAAACTACTCACGCCCCAGCCGTATAACTGCCCGCCCAACGCGTTGATGATATTCGCCATTTGCAGGTTGCCTTGTAGCGTCGTATCTGCTGCGGTAGTCTGTCCCTGGGCGAGTGCCTGAGCTCCAGCGGCGGCTGTTGTCACGCCCGTTGAACCTAATCCGGCAAGGTTACTGAGCGAGTTGACGAGATTCGAGGTATTCGTATTCTTGTACGATTCCTGGCTCGCCGCATAGGATAGATTCTCTTTGTTTGCCGCTTCAGTCGCCGTCCTAGCGATCTGCAACTCCTCGCCGCGCCCACGCCCAGTGTTGCCGGTAGTCGCCCAGTAGTTCCGAGCGGTTCCAAGCGCCGCCGACTTCTGCCTGTTGATATCAGTCAGGTTGATCCCATGCTGCGCGGCAATCGTCGGACTCTCCTTGCCCAGTTTCGTAGCATACTGACTCTTAATCGCGCTCTCAAGTGCGGGTAGAGCATACTGTTGCGCTTTCAGTGACGGCTCGGCAAGCTCGCGTAGTCGCGCATCTTCAATCTCCGCTGCTCGTACCTGCGCGTTTGCCGCCTTCTTTGCCGCACTCTGCGCCTGTGATCCTGCTATTACCGATCCTGCCGCTCCTACTACTGCTCCCACTGCTGCCCAGGGCATATCTAAGCCTCCACACCCGTTGTATAGGTTACGTATGTTGCTTCAGGCACGAACCCCAACGACTTCTCATATCGCCGTCGTGCCTTACTATCCTGATGATCTATCGCCACTCGTATCTTCTTCGCGCCCCATGCTTGCGACATCAATACCGCACCACGCATCAGGGACACCGCAACCGCAGGATTCTTCCGTTCATCTTCCGCAACGTATAACATCCAAACTATTCCAACCGGCGCTGTATCCCACGGATCGGGTATTGCCAAAGAGCAACAGATCATGCCCAACCGCGCCTTTCCATCCGTCGCTATCAGCACCGACGATTGTTCACCGCCAATCAGGTTCACGATATAGTCCGTCAGCAGGTTCATGTCAGCAACTGGAACCTCTTTGCCACCTTCCCTACAAGTACACCAAAGCATCAGAGAGCAAGCGGCTACGTCCTCAACTCCAGCCTCGTAAACTGCGATATGTGCCTTCTTGAACCGTGACAACAACCGTCTCCAGCCGCCTTCCATTGACTATCCTTTCAACGCCTCGATAACTTCCGCCAGTTTCGCACGCAACGCTCGAACATCGTCCTGCAGATATTCACACTGGAGTCGAAGTGCCTGCACTTCAGCCTGGCTATAACCTGCACTGATCGTCAACGCGCCTATCGTGCCGTCGTTTACCGTCATCTTCTCCGGCGCGTTCACGGAGAAGGTAGTGGCGGATGATGGGGTTACGTCCGCCACTGTTTGCCAACTCGTTCCGGTATGCGCCTCTATCTTGTTATCCGCCGTGTTCACCCTTACTGCAACCGAATTACCATTTGCATCCTGGAGTGTCCGAGCATTTCCATGCTCAGCGTCAATCTGCTTCAGCAAATCCTTCCAGCGATCGTCTGAAGTGTTCAGCAACTCGCTTTTGAGACTGGGCTTTTTAGTTGCACTACTCATCGTGCTCTCGTTCTTCCGGTTATCGGTCCCAATCCTCTAAGTCGATTGATGGTGTCACCCGCAACCGTGAGTGCCACGGACACCGCCGTTCCCGCCAGGTTTGCCTTCTGCTCATATCTATCCGTCGTTGTCACCACGGGAATACTGAGTGTTTGCGACGCATCCGCCTTGCCTTGCACGGACAACACGGGCGAGAGTGTCGCACTACTCTTCGCGTCGACATCCAGCGCCAGCCCCGTCACGTCAATATCATCTTCCAGTTCGCACAACACAATCGGTTGTGTTTCAACCGTTCGAGAAACAGTAGCAGAAGGATAGTCAGCCGAGGTATTCCCAAAGACGTTCACGACGTAGCCCGTAGTCGTCAGTCCATAAACGTACTGTCCATCAGTGCAAATCCCTACCAAAGACAGACTCGTCGAAGTCCGTATCCGCCAGGAATCGTAGACAAGATCGTATATCAGAAGTGCCAGTGCGCCGTTGTACTTGCAGAGGCAAAAGTACTGATCGTCGCAGAATACCGCGTTGTGCGTTGCCGTCCAATCGATCAACGTAGAATCTATTCTGAACCGGCTAATCGGCGTGATTGTCGAACCATTATAAAGGCAGAAGTGCTTTCCATCGTGCCAGATAACCTGTCCGCGACAGTCAACCGCAGTCTTGTTCGATACACACCCGATGGTATCAAGTTGAACAAACTGCCAGTTCTCCGGGTTATCACCCCGCAGCATCCAGAAGTCCCTATCCGTCCACACAAACTTGGCACTCTTCGTCGCCAGTATCCCGCGTATCTCGTACCCGTTCGAAGTTGGTACGGTGAGTTCCCCACCACTGTTTGTGGGATCATTCTCGTCAGGGATAGTTGGGAAAGCATAAGGTTTGCCTGTCCAGGATACCTGCAACTGCAACGGTCGCAACCAGGTCTCGGCCTGATTATCCCAGTCGAGACAGGCAGCATAGACACGGGTATCAGCATAGGTTGCGTATCGCGCGGAGGTAGCCTTTGTATTCGTTATGGGCATTTCGCTCGGCAGTTCAATCCCTGCGTATATCGCCTCGTCTGCCGGGCCGATATCAGTTGCGCTTGCCGTTCCTACCAGCATCGGTGCGCAACAGTAGAAGTCCCAGGAAGACCATACCCCGTCTTCTTCATAGACCGGCGTGTAGATTCTCCTGTAGATGGTGTGCGCAAAGATTCTGCCTTCATCCGTATATGGCGCAACGCCGTACGCGGTTATCTGGCAGCCGGTTCCGCTGCCGGTAAGCGCGGAGGTATCTTTCGTGCTGGAAGTCTCGGAATATCCTGTTCCAACATTCAGCACCGCGAATCCGGTGACAACTCCTGCTGGCGCAGTCACTTTTATCTTGCCGTCCGTACCACCATCAACCGCCAACACATCACCGGTCACATACCCCGTGCCGCCCGCTATAACTGTCGCCAGCGTTGTAGGCAACGGCCCCGACAAACATGATGTGGATATCCCATACGTGCGCCACGGATCGGCATACGTTGAAGGCGATGAAGGATCGGATGGATTGGAAGTCATCAAGTCCCTATAGCCGGAAACACTTGGCAACAACCCCGGACGGAGACTCGCGAGGAAACAATAGGAGTATTCAATATAGTATGGACCTGGGTCGCGGTTTGTCAGTGCCTCGTCCAGATGCTCCATAACCCAGGCGCAGGAAGTTGTGGTGGTCTGATCGGTCTTGTAGATAGCCACGTCGTCTACATAGAAAGCATCTTCTTTGTAGACATCATGGGTCTCTATGGTTATCTTGACATTAACCGCCGTAGCTACAGGTGTCCACGACTCGGTCTTCAATCGGTATGCCGAGGACTTGTCAGAGGAATAGTAACCAGAAGCCGGGAATAAGGTTTCCGCACCGACATTTGCACCCCCGGCAGTTATCCCCTGTATTTTGATGCGCCACTCGATTGTCTTCTTCGGAGTGACATACCAGACTTCAATCGTGTGTTGAACCGACGGAACAACCGCTCCCGCAACCGTCGTTTGAACCACACTACCACTACCATAAAACACACTATCCGGTATAAGTGCTGCGCGCAAATCCGAGCGCGGGCGGGCGGTAGAACGTGTTGCATGTGTATAACTCCACGTTCCCGACGCCTCGAATCCCGGAACCGTCAACACATTTCCGCCAGCAGGAGTTACAACCGTGCCGAATGTCGGGGGCGATTGCGCTAACGACTTCGCCAAGTCTGTGCCCTGCCAGACCACGGCAGGCATAAGGTAGTTCCCGAGGAATCCCCAATCGTCAGCAAACGTGCCAGAGTACAAAGTCAGTGTGTAGGTTGTTCCTGCCGCCGGTTTGATCCACGAAGCACTTGTGGAGATCGCCACACCCTTGATAACCGTTGTCTGCCCACCAAGGTTCAACGCGATTCGTGCCACCTTGCCTAGTGGAAGACACTGCGGGATATGATAGGTTGCGATAGGAGTCGAACACAGATGAGTGCCAGCGTTGGGCTGATCCTCATAAAGACTTATCATATACCCTGATGGATATAAACTTGAGTCGTTGGTGAAGACGCCCGTGTCATAGATTGCCTGTTCGTCACCGGTGATCTTGATATCCATGACAAGGTAGACTTTGCCTGTGGGGTCAATACCGGTTGCCCCTAAATCTCTTGTCACTACCTGGGCATGTGCGCCTGATGCTACTACAGTGTCGGCGATAGTCAACGTAGAGGATGCAGAGATCATTGATGGAGTACAGTCATAAAGAACCTGCGAGGGAGTCGCCGTTCCAGTGGGATTCGCAACACTGAATCCCGTCAGTGTCGGACAGACCCAGGGAGAACCATTTCCACAGCCAAAGAGTTGTGCTCCGGCAAACGAGGACGCCGTTATCGCCGGTTTGTTACCCGGATCGTAGTCTGTCGGCGAACCCAACGACAACCACATCTTCGTTGTCATCGAATCGGGATCGCAGGCTGCTATTCGTGAGTCCGCACCTTGTGTCGGCCAGGCAATCAGCTTTCCCACACGAGCAGGCACGGAATCGTCGGCGGGTATCCGCTTGGAGGTATTCGCCGTATTCCACACGCCCGCTTGGGTGCTGTAAGTAATATCGCAGAGTGTCTGATAGTATGAACTGTTGAGCGCAAACAGATAGGCGTCAGTATCCGAGAATCCGAACATCAACGGCACTTGCGCAGTCGCGGGCGTGATAGCCGTCGCGCTTACCTTGCTTACTACCTTGTCCGGCACTATCGCGCCATTCTCGATCTTGTAGCCGTCAAGTTGCTTCAACACCGCGTGCGACTTGGTAGTGACTCGATCCGCGAGTGTTATCCCACCTGTGAAATTGACGAGACTATGTATCATCAGTATTTGAACTCGCCTTGATTGCGCTGACTCTGGTTTATCTGCGCGCAGTACTGCATCCAGGATTGGAGTTTCAATGGCGCATATTGCGCATTGAACTCAAGTGCCGGTCGCTGTGACCGCAGAATAGACTCCGCCAAATCCATAACCGCCTGTATTCCCAGTTCACCCGAAATGGTGGAGATCAGATCGGTTTCAGCAACAAGGTCGCGGCTCACCGCATATCCGTAGGCAATCAATGTGCCGCCTAGATTCGGTGTTGGACAGAGTCGTGCCAGTGTGCCCGCCATCGGCATCCACTGATCCGGTGTGCCCGAAGTGTCATCATCCCAGTCGTATAGCGTCGTGTTGTATTCGCCCGTCAACATCCGAGTTGACTCAGTAGCTAATTGGCTCCCCAGTCGCTTCTCAAGCGAACCCACACCCTCGATAGCAAGTTCCAGCAAGTCGAATATCGGGTAGAAATCATAGGTATGCGTGCCTGCCGTTAGGTAAGGTTCGATCCGCTGGATATTGACGTAGCAACCGGTTCCACCCGCAGGAGAAACGGTTGTGCTTGTTCCGGTCACGGGGCTGACTGAATATCCCGACCCAACAGCCGTGGGCGACAGGTATACACCAGTCACTACACCGGCAGCCACCTGCGAGACAATGACGTTCGCGCCAGTGCCGCCGCTAGGGGTTAGGATGTTCCCGAGCGAATACCCGGTACCGCCAACCGTCGGTTTACCACTGATGGAGTTGATTGCTCCACTGACGGAATATGACTTCCGCACGAGATTGCACTTCGTTGCCATTTCAGTGCGACGTTTCGCTGTGTTTATCGCAAGATCGTATTCCGCCTGCTCGTACTCCGTCATATTCTTGTCGTTCAGAACATAGGAGAGCGCAGTCCGTATGGTATACAAGGTTCCATCGAGATAAACGTCAGTCATGCTCTACACCTAACGGGATTGTCACGGCAACGCATTCCAGTACAGGGTCACAATCGTATTATCCATAGTCAGCCCAGTTGCCGTTAACCTAATGCCCCAAAAATCACCGCTCTTGATGGCACGCGGATAGTTAGCCCTACAGTCATAGTAGGTACTGTACTCGCCATCCGCTCCGGGATTGGGTGAAGCGGCACTGAATACCGACGAGCCGTTGACGTAGACCTGTGCATTCACGGTATTACCAGAACTCCAGTTGCTCACCAGTGTTCGTATACCTATTCCTATAACGCGTGCACGACCAATCATTTTGATACCCTGTGTGTTCGTGCAGGATATGATATCTGCTGTAGCCGATCCTGCGGAACCATCCACCTGGGTAATCCAAGGGTGTACGGTTTGCTGAATGTCACCGACATAGACCCCTGCGCAGGCATTGTCATAAGACCAGTTGTCGCCCTTGTCCAACCCAGAACTTTCAAAGACTGTGGAGGCAACCCGAAGGATTCCGTATGCCGAAGCCGTGCCGCCCGTGAGTCCCATAAATGGATGCGCTACCCAATACCGGGTAGACGTTTCGTTGACATCCGTGAATGCCGCAAGACTTCCCGACACGCCAATATATGTGATCGGTTCAGCCATTACGAACGACTCTTTGATCGGTGGACTTCCGGTAGTACCGCCTCCAGTCACGGTATAGAATTTGCAACCTATAATATGACCGTAGACGTTGCCGGCATACGCATTGTTATGAAGCATATACGGCGATTGAAAAACAGCGAACGAATGTGATTCGCCCGAATATCGAACGTTCGGAGAATTGTAGTCGCGACTCAGCACCAAACATCCTGTCCAAGTCAACCACGTCCCTGCATTTCCCCCAGTCGGGCATGCGGTAATGCACTTATAAGCCGTATGTTCGTGCAGTCCAAACTTACCTGTCTGGATCCACGCTTCATCAAGGGAAATAATAAGCGCAGCCGATGTTGCCACGGAACGATTGATTACAATACTTCCTATCGCTTGAGATGCAACCCCGGCAACAGGAATCAAGAAGTGATACCATGCCCCCGCAGTTGTCGCGGGAACATCTACTGTTGCCAACGCGGTTCCACCGCCGTTGAGTGACGGCATGATCTTGATCTTGAGAACACCTGCCGCGACTGATATAGATGTGCGAAAATAGAACGAGAGATAATTGCAACCCGCACCGGTGGTCACTACAGTGCCAGTGCCGCCATAGGGCATGTTCATATAGGCAAGATCGCCTGTGGTACCGGCGTCCGTGACATTCATCGTTTCGCCGTACGTACCGTGGGCACGATAGTAGAACTCACTTCCACGCTGGCAGGTATTTACTACCGCACCAGCCATCGTGACGAATACCGGCATACTACCGGTCATATATTCGCCACCATCGGTGATACACACGTCTTGACCGGATAGTCCCGTTTGTTCGAACTTACAGTTGCCCCACTTGACCTGATGCCCATATCCAATAACGGCCGGACCCTGTACCCAGATGAATTCGCACCCATTGAAGGTAATATAGTAAGGATTGACGGCAGTAGTGGCCGCTGATGCCGTGGAATCTATCTCGCCTGCAGCGTCACCGAGTCGTACGGCATAACCCCAACCCAACCCCTGCTCTATGGTGAGGTCTTCTACAGTGATATCGTGTACACCAGAGGAAAACAACATCGTGTAACGTTCTACTGTATAGTCTGCCGAAGTCTGGTAACCATCAACGATAACTGCAGATGCGGAACTTCCACGCAGATTAACCCCGGTCGCCATAACCAGGTTCTCATGATAAACACCTGGCATGATAAGAACTTGATAGGGGTTTGTCGCGCTTGCACCCTTCGCCACAGCCGCCGTGATCGCCGCCTGAATCGTTCTATACTTCTGCCCCGAACCAACGAGGAGTGTGTTCTTGCCCAATGTGAATATCGGTGTTATCGCATTTGCCATCTATTCATACCTCGATATTCTCACGCAGTCGCCTGCCGTAGCAGTATCATCCGCCAAGAAGTAAATTGTCGTTCCTGCAGCCAAGCCCCAACCGGTCATGCCGCCGCCACTAGCCCAATGGAATGCCGCACGATAAACTGAATCGTTTGCGCCTACTGCGGGAATGGCTGAGAGATCGGCATAGACACCCACGCCGTCTACCAGGAGATCAAACGCCGTGCAACCTGTCGGAACCTTCCACTGTGCAGTTGCCGCCCAGCCGATGGTTGTTGCCCCTGGGTTATTCGTCGTAACCGCGCGACTAGCAACTACACTAGTCAGTGACGCGCGCCAATACTTTGTGGTAGTGGCAGTCAGGGCATCGGCGGTGATATCAGTAGTTTCCGTTTGTGCGTCACCGTTTTCGTCTATGCCTGTCGTCAGGAATGAGTACTTCTTCGTGGTCTCTCCAGCACCACCCGGCGCTGTCGTTACGGTGAATACGAGTTTCGCGGGCGCGGGCGGCTGTCCATCCATAGAAGCAGCGAGCAATGTTACGGCGCTACTTAGATCAGTGAGTGCCCAGGCGGACTTGACGCCATTAATGTCACCCACGATATCGACGACATCGCGCGATAATCCGCCAATCAACTGTGGTGTCGAACTATCACCAGCTACAACAATCTGCCTGCCTAACGCGTCGCATATAAGCGCGAGCGGCGTACCTCCATAAGAACCTACTATCTGTGCACCATCAGGCACATAAGTCAGAGTCATTCTTCAACCTCCAAGTAAAATCCGAGAGGTGCGTGGGAAAAGGAGGGAGAGGAAACCCACGCACCTCTCCAGCCAGATTGTCACTATTCCTCAACTACATAACTGATAATTACGTCTATGCCGGTTGCCGTGATAAGGTCACGAGCACCGGCGGTTATCACGTCCAGATTGACCGCCGTTGCCGCATCGCAAGCCATCAGCCCAGCACCATCAGCAAGAACAGTCACGTTTGCACTGTTCAACTCAACTGACGTGCTCTGGGTGAGTGCAGCATTCAGGATGCTAACGAGCGCCACAGCACCGGCACTCTGCGTGCCAGTCAACTTGATACCTGTCGCATCCGCTGTTGCAGCCAACGCGCCGCCGTAAGCGATGAACTTCGCGTCAACGACTCGATACTTCTTGCCGGTAAGAGCCGGAAGTATCTCAACTGCCGCAGCGTTTAAGCCTACCCCGGCTCCACCAGCAAGTGGAACCCGCTGTCGCTCGTTCAACACAATCTGAGGTGCAGTCATCACGACATCGTCTATCGTCAGACTGCCCGTAGTCGCCAGGTTGCCAGTAGCCTTCACGGTTCCTTCCGTGATGTTCAGAACAGCCGCATCGGCATTGTTGTCAATCGTCGCGCCGTTTACGAACGTCGCAATACCTGTCGCGCCCGCGACACCAAAAGTCGTCGCCCCCGCACCGGTTGACTTGATTTCCAATCCACCGTTGCTGCCAGTCTTACCTGAGGTGATCGTACTGTCGAACAGTGCGGTACTCGCACTTGTCAACGCACCGTCGGTAGCAACTGAGAGTCCGCTAGAGGCATACCCACCACCAACCACAAGGGTATCAGTTGTAGTGGAACCTGTCGTTTCGAAGTTACCCGTCGCCTTCACCAAGGTTTCGGTGAAGTTCAGAATCCCGGTGTCGGTATTGTTGTCAATAGTGGCTGCGCCCGCCAAGGTGGCAATACCGGTAGCGCCTGCCACACTCAACTTGGTAACCCCAGCAGCCGTCTCCTTGATAACGAGTCCACCATTACTGCCGGTCTTACCAGAGGTAATGACACCATCAATCTGAGCGGTTGTCGCTGCTGTGATTGAACCTGTAGTTTCGAGGTTCCCTGTGGCTTTGGTGGTAGTAGCTGTGATATTGACTATGCCATCAGTGGAGTTATCAATCGTCTCTGCGCTCTGCAGAACGACGTTGCCACCAAACGTGCCTGTTCCGGTAGTCTCGAAGTTCCCTGTGGCTTTGATCGTGTTCTCAGTCAGGTTGATGATGGTGTTGTTCGTGTCGTTATCAATCAACCCACCACCTGACATCGTAACGATCCCAGTAGCGCCAGCTACTCCAAACGTGGTAGCGCCCGCGCCAGTGGACTTAATCGCCAATCCGCCGTTTGAACCAACCTTGCCTGAAGTGATTACTCCATCAGCCTGAATAGTCGAGTTGGTAGATAATGCACCATCAGTGGCTATCGTCGCACCACTACCACCTGCATACCCCCCACCAATAACGGCAGTGTCCGCAGTCGCTGATCCCGTCGTTTCGAAGTTGCCGGTAGCCTTTACCAACGTCTCCGTAAAGTTCAGGACACCGGTATCTGTGTTGTTGTCTACCGTTGCCGCGCCCGCTAGTGTCTGAATACCCGTAGCGCCAGCGATGGAGTACTTCGTTGCCCCGGCGGTAGTCTCTTTGATAACCAATCCACCGTCCGACCCGGTTTTGCCCGAAGTGATAATCCCGTCAATCTGTGCCGTTGTGGCGGCAGTGATCGAACCAGTTGTCTCCAGATTGCCTGTCGCTTTGACGGTCGTTTCCGTTAGATTCAACACGGCGGTATCCGTGTTGTTATCCACCAGAGCGCCGCCTGCGAGCGTCATGATTCCAGTCGCTCCGGCTACAGAAAGTGACGCCGCACCAGGGTTTAATCCATTATTGATCGTCAGTCCGCCAACGATACCCGTTGCACCGTTCACACCTGAAGTGATCGTGCTATCAGTATTGAACGCTCCGTTGAACTGTCCCACGCCTGCGGTAGATATCGTTGCACCACTACCCGCCGTGCCAGCAGTGTACCCACCTCCAAACGTCGCGGCATTCGTGCACACGATGTTATCAGCGGTTGCAGCAGCGGTAGTAGTAAGAGCGCCAGTAACCTTGACTGTGCCTTCGGTGATATTGCAGATGGCGGCGTCAGCATTATTGTCTATTGTCGTGCCGCCTCCCAAAGTTACTATCCCGGTTGCTCCAGCTACGGCGAAGGACGTTGCACCAGGGTTCGCGCCGTTGTTAATCGTAAGACCACCAACAACCCCTGTCGCACCGTTAATACCTGAAGTCAGAGTGCTATCCGTGTTCAGTGCACCATCAAACTGACCGACACCAGCGGTTGTGATTGTCGCACCCGTTCCTGCGGTTCCAGCGGTATATCCACCTCCGAAGGTAGCAGCGTTTGTGCAGACGATATTGTCAGCAGTCGCCGAGGTGGTGACGTCCAGAGTACCTGTCACCCGGACGGTTGCTTCGGTAATGTTGAGCACGGTGGCACTTGCGTTGTTGTCCAGAGTTGCCCCACCGTCCATCGTCACTATGCCTGTTGCGCCAGCAACGGAGAGTGATGCCGCACCTGGATTAGCGCCGTTGTTGACAGTCAATCCACCGACTATTCCGGTCGCGCCGTTCACACCAGAGGTCAAGGTACTATCGGTGTTCAAAGCGCCGTTGAATTGACCTACACCGGCGGAACTCACAGTCGCACCACTACCGGCAGTACCGGCTGTGTAACCACCACCAACAAGCGCGGAAAGCGATGTCATTGAACCGGTAGTCTCAAAATTACCTGTCGCTTTGGTAAGCGTCTCGGTAAAATTGATGATCCCAGTGTCCGTGTTGTTATCAATCGTGCCCGATCCGGCAAGGGTGACTATGCCTGTCGCACCGGCAATTCCGAGCGTTTGCGCACCTGCACCCGTGGACTTTATGACAAGTCCACCGTTCGTGCCTGTTGCGCCGGAGGTGATAACACCATCAGTATTTATGACACCGGCGTTCGTGATTGTAGTGCCGGTTGTGCCATACCCGCCACCAAAGGCAGCATCCAACGCAGTGAGTGTGCCGCCGGTAGTGAACGCACCATCAGTCTGGATTACTCCGGCGTTGCTGATAGTCGTGCCTGCCGAACCGTACCCACCACCGATTATCGCGTTATCGGCGATGATGCTGTTGTCCGTGGTGAGTGAGCCGTTGTAATTACCAGCACCCGCTGAGGTTATCCCAGCGCCACTACCACCTACTGTATAACCACCGCCAATAGACGCCGAAAGTGACTTGAACGCGCCGTCGCAAGACAGTTCGCCAGCATTCGTGCCAGTGATACCGGAATCGCCAAACCCGCCACCTATGATGAATGAATCGGCAGTCATCGAACCGGTAAGAATCTGAGAAGCAGCAGACAGTGCGCCGGTAATCGCTGCGGAGTTGGCTGTCAGTGCCCCATCTGTCGTCAACGCTCCGTTGAACTGCCCTACACCGGCAGCGGAGATAGTTGCTCCGCTACCGCCTCCGGTATAGCCACCGCCAACACTTAGGTATTCATGCGTAATTAATGAACCAGTGAATTCTCCGCCTATACCAACACCATCATCAGCAACAATGAACCCGCCGCTTGCTATATTCAATCCTGTTGCCTTGAGGGTATGCCCGGTAAAATCACCACCTTCTACAACAGCGAGTGCCGCAACCGTAGCTGCTGCCGCACCTCCTACCAAGGAATAAAGATCGCCCTTCGTCAGGGTTATCCACCTATGTGTCGAGGTATTCCAGTATCGTATCCTGGTCTCGTCAATCGTACCCGATGCCGTGCCGCCACTTATGACAGCCCAGCCGGGGTTACTACCCAATATGCCTAGTGCCGTGACACATATCACGGCAAGGTATACAATCCGTTTCATAGTTTATGTCTCCTCGGAAACCACCACTTCTTCGAATGGAGAGGTAATGGTTCCCGTGCACAAGAGTTTGATCAATTCGACTTTACTGCAGCCGAATGGAACAGTAATCCCTGCTTCCTTGGCGAGTTCGCGCAGTTGCCGCATGTTGAGTTCAGCCAACTCTTCTTTCGTCCAAGGGCCTTCAGTAGGAAAAGTCCGTTCCATTACCTCAACTTCCGGCTCCTGTTCATACTCCGACGGCACAGGCAACAGATTCCGTTTTGGATCGTCGTGGTGGCAACCCGTCTCCGGTCGTACCCGTCTTAGATCACGACGCATCTGTCGTATAAACACATCAGGCGGTATCTGCGTTTCCTCGCCAGGTTGAAGTATGACTTCACGTCCCGCCAATCCTGGATCAATCAGCCGTATCGGTCTGTTGCCTATATTCCTAACAGGTATCGAAGTCGGCGTGCCATGCAGAACCATTACAAACCCTCCAATCGGAGGGGTGCAGTCTAACCACACCCCTCACAAAAAAGCACAAGACTACACGTCGTCGCGCATATCTCTCATCAGGAAGCACCTATCTACGCGCTGTGCACCAATCTGCGAGTAGCCGCCAAACGGCGCTTCGAAGTTGATCTTCCTATCAGCGTAGGACTTATCCCAAATCTGCCCATTGATCCGCTTGAAGTCGAACTCACCTTTCTTGAAGAGGGTGAAGTCCCTTGTGCAGAGTCCATAAAGACAGTTCTTGGGGATAGTGGCGCTTACCACGACAGGTATCCGCGTGCCGTTCGGGCCGAGGAACCATGTCGCTGTTCCCGTGCCTGCCGCATCAGCACCCATCAAAGACGACGGATTGCCCACTTGCCAACCGGCGTTATTGAATGCTCGGTTCTTGTTGTCGATCGCACCTGCCAGCTCCGAAGAACAGAGCATCAGATCGATCTTCGCACCAGGGTCCTTCTCGACAGTTCTAACTACCGATGATATCTGCGATAGTGACCAGTCTTCTGGTACACCTGGCGTGCCACCGGTAACAAGATCGGCGGCATCATAGATATGCGAGTTCATCGTGGAATAACTCGCACGGGCGAGCCCCTGGAAGGTATCGAGGGTGTAGTCGTGATGTGTCCCCGAATCAACATAGGGATGTCCAACCGCATCCTGTATCAATCCGGTAAGTCCCATCGGGAGCGAGCAAGACACATCGGCAGTGGTACCGGTAATTACGTTCGCGGCCTGATAACAAACCGTTCCTGAAACCGAATCGGTCAAACCAAGGGAACGTGTACGGGCAAGATACAAAGCAGCGCCGTGTGTTCCGTGCGCCAAAGCACTATATAAATCGAAGGCTTTGCCAACCGATCCGTGGGATGTATCATTTAGTGCCTTGAGTGTAACCACTCCCGTGGTGGCAGCACCGTTTGCACGGTCGCCAAATGCAACAGAATATACCTCGAACTTCGTAGTCCCGGTTGTTGCTTCGGTATATAGGGTGCCGTCGTTCTTCCATACCTCAACCCACATGCCCGGTTTGAGCAAGGCTACGTTTTCCCAGCCGAAGTCCAAGTAGGTATTGTCGCAAGAAACACCTATTGCTGTATATCCAGTTCCAGCAGAATTATCGAGTCCTTCGGATGCCGACGCAACTCGCGCCAATCTACCAGTCCCGTCACCAATCGCGCATAGTTCACGCAACCACTTGAACTCGTTGCGTTCCGCCTCGAGCACCATATCAACCGCGTTCCCCCAGGAAGCGTTGCCGCCAGTCGCACGATCAAGCATCTGCTGCGTGACCCCGGCGTTGACGATAATCTCCTTGAGGGGAATGTACTGTTTGACAAACCCTACCTCACCGGCGTATGGGATATCTACATTCTCACCAAACGCCTGTCCGCTGTAGGGGTTACCTGTCTGTATCAACATCTCAGCCAGGTCACCAATAAACCCAGTTCCCTTGAGGTTCTTGCTGAATGCCGATTCGAGTGTAGACCACCAGTATTCCGGGTTGATTATCAACTCAGTCTGGAGGTTCTTCATGAAATTATTCAACTGCCCAAGTGTTACACCAGCCATTTTGGAATCACCTTTTCTAGCCTGGTGATGTTATCCTTACAGCCTCTTCCGCTGCCCATTTGGTATACTCGTCACGCTCAGCGCGTGTCATATCAACAATGCTCTTGGGTTTGGTAGTGCCGGGGGTACCGCCAGGCTTGACTTTGTTCTGATTTGCGTATTTCGTGTTGCCCGTCATCTGGGCAACACCCAATGCGCCAAAGAGTAGTTTGGCTTCGGCAAGTACTTCCAGTGCGACCTTGCCCAGCACGTCACTGGTAATCTGCTGGCCCTGCGCGTTTAACTGCCCGATCTTCTGGTTAGCCATCGCGCAGAGCCAGCTATCAACCTGCTCGCCCTGCCCTTTGGGAAGATTGGGAAACTCACTTTCCCGCATTGCGGAGATACCGTCGGAGTATGCCTCTGCGATCTCTTCGATGTTGCGCCGCTCCGCCTGTTCGCGTGCAGCCGTCTCTTGCTGTTGCCGATATTCGCGGGCTTCCTTGTTCCCTTCGGCAATATCGAGATGATGCGCCGCAAACTCAGAAGTCACGAACATACCGTGGAGGTTGACAAGACCATCCTCGCTAACTTCCAACTCCTTCAGCCCAGGGTGTTCCCTGAGTGCCGGTTTCCAGGACTGACGAGGATCAGCATAATCATCGCGGCGTGTCGGCGGCTCGTCACGCTTCGCAGGTGCTTCCGCCTGCTTTGTCTTCAGTTGCTCGCTAAGTGTTTTATTCTTTTCAAGCAACTGCTGTATGCGTTCATTAGCGCGTGACACCCGCTGCGCAGGTGCTTCCCCTTGCGATCCGTCGTCCGGGGCTGCACCCTCCGCCGCTTTTGTAGCCTCCGTTACACCCTCAACAGATGCGCCGGATTCGACTGCCTCGGCAGATTCAGCCACTCCACTCTCTTCAGTTGTTGTTACTGTCTCATCAGCCATCGTCTATCTCCGCTGTTACCAACACTGTTTAACGCCTCGTGTCACTGGCGAAGTGGTGCGTAACGTGCACCAGGCGAGTTTCCTCTTGCGAGGAATATAAATGCCCGGTAAACGCAGAAAAGCCCGCAACGCCGCTGCAGCGTTACGGGCTTAACTCCTACGGTTCAAGCGGGGATCAACCGCCCTACCGGGCAAAATCTGTCAGTTGTAAGAGAGTAAGAATCTCAAACGTGAGTTATGAAATCCTTACTGTTTCCGTTTCTCCTTTTTCGCCTCATACTCCGCGATCTCATCGGCGACCAGTGGTTCCATACCCGTCATAACAAACTTTACGTTCTCGTCCAAGTATCCGGTGAGACGGACTATCGGGCAATCTCCAAACTCCTCAATGTTTGGCATCAGTATGCCAAGGATTATCGCGTAAACCTTGCCACTCTTGCTCTCCCAAAAGCCAAAGACTTCGTGGTGTTCGTCCAGTCCCAACTCCTTGTGTGCTCGCAATTGGTCTACCGTGTGTATGCGAGGAAACTGCGGCTGAAAACTGATTCTTACCGCTCCACCACGAGTATAGTGCCTCTCGTTTTCGAGTGTTGGCTTCAGACTCACTTTCATCTCTTCCTCCCTTGTCGCTTCCGGCTTTTTGCCAGGTATCGAGTGATTTCCGCCTTGGTACATCCCTGCATCGAAATCAATGTAGCCATCTGATGATCTTGAACACCAAGACGTCTCAGGGCATGCACTAACTCTACTGGCACGAGATATGCAATCTGTTCCATTTGCCGTGGTACTATACTACCCCTCCTGTTTGCGCCGGCACCTGCTGCGGCTGCTGTGGCATCCCCGGCTGCCCAGGAACGCCCCCAGGAGCACCGCCAGCCGTTGCCTGCTCCTGCTGTGCCTGTATCTGTGCTTTCAATCCGTCTAACTGCATCTGAGCAGCCAACAGTGTTGTCTCAGCATTGATCGCTTCGAGTTTGCCACTTATCTCGCGCAACTGTTCGTATGTCATCGGCGCAAGGAATGCATCAATCTCTTCACGCATCCCTGGAATACCCTGATTCAACAGTGCCGTCACTTTTGCGAACTTATCCTGCACGCTCAACCACGAATACAACCCCGCTTTAATGGCTTCCGACTTCATATTCGCCTTCATCGCCTCTGTTACCATCGGCGTTGGCTTCACTCGCACGTCTTCGGTGTTCCTCAAGTCAGAACCCATGAAATATCGCACTCTAACGGAGTTTCCTTCGCCTACAACCCGCGTCATGCGTGGTATTTCGTAGTGATTCCGTGCAAGAAGGAGTTTCAGAGCGTCAATTTTGCAGTACTGGTTGGCAAATCCCTGCCTGAAGAGCGATAATCCACTCGTGTCCGACTCCTTGAGCATCAATGCTTGCGTTGCCGTCACCTGCCCGGTTGCCTGTTGCCCTAAGGTGCTCTCATGCACACCTGAGACGCTCATCATATCGTCCCAAAGTCGTGCAAGTAGCCGCTCAGCCTCCGTGGTGTTCAGTTCGTACTTCACGAACTCAAAATCTTGGATTCCTGCACCCAATCGAAGATGCTTCTGACCAGTATTCGGATCAACTTCTTGGCTCACATCGCCAACTCCGCGTGTCACATAGTCACCGCGCAACTGCCGGTTCTTCAGCTCGACACACTGGCTCATTGTGATGTTCAATTCACGCTGGAGATCAACAAGCGGACTGATAAACGGCAGTGGGTACAGTCTGCCTGGTGATGGGAACCAACTGAACCGTATATGACACGCTTGATCTTCGGGCAAATCAGTGGTATCACACCACTTCCCATTTGCCCAGATGTAAACACGCCCGTTCCGATACTTCGTTGTCGGACGACAGTACATCATCTTGAGTATTGCCGAGTGGTTCCGCTTCGGTGTCGTGCCGATGTTGGTACTATTAGCCACGCCTCCCCCGGTGAGTAGTTTGTCCAACACCATAGTCGCATCGGATATCTCTTCGGCTTCAACATCAGCGTGGAATATATCGTTGATGTAGTCTATATCACGCACACTCGACTCGATAATCCACGGCGGTTCCTGGCTACAATCAACCCACGGACAGACATGGATGCGATACGGGCTGATCGTCTCGATTGCTATGTCACCCACAGGCACTTTGCCGAAGAACGGCACGTTCCCCATCGCGTCGGGATCCCAGTACACCTTGCGCCAACACGTGCCTGTCGTCATCGCCCACAGTATCTCGTGGAGCCTGACATCTCCCTCGTCATCTTCCACAAACCTACCCTGCAGGAAATCAGTGCCGAGTTCAGCAGCTTCGACATCAGGCACATCGGTTGTCGCCGGTGTAGCTACCGACTGCGGTAGATTGCTCACGATTGTTGACGAGGCCTGCCTACACAACGGAAGGATGTGGTTGGAGGTTATCTTTACCTTGGACTGTGGTGGCATGATGATCTTGCGTGTTGTCATCTGCCGGATATCGGAATACGCCTCTTCCCACTGATCGCCGTTAAGGAACAAGGCGTTCGTCGTCCAGATTGTCTCATACCAACGTCGCGCAGAATCAGCAGCCTTGTACGCCTTCTCGCAACGCTCGACAACCTGCTTCTTATCTGCTTGTGCCGGATCGTCAGTTAGGAACTCTAGGAGTCGTGGCTTTTTACTCACCCGTCAACCCTCTCACTGCCTCAACCGCTTCGGGAAAATCCGCTGGACTCGTGCTGTATGTCATCACTTGCGTCGTGGTATCCGCAGTTGTCATCTCCTCATCACCTATCCCACGCACCGTTACCGATTCCAGCACCTTCTCCGCCGCGACAGCCTGCGTGTAGTCCTGCAACGTGCCTGCCATCAGCCGATCGTATAACTGCTTGCGCTCGAGCCGTGCGCCGCGCTCGAAGAAGAACCTGTCAATTACCCATAGCACCGCAAGTATCGCTGTGGGGATGTAGGGATCAATCATCATGACTCACACTCGTGTAGTCCTTGAAAGGAATATTTAGGGCATCGGTGATGAGCGAGTACATAACATCAAGTGTCATCCTCACCCATCCACTACCCTCACCGTAGGGATAATTCTTCATATCTCGCCTAATCCGCCACCTACATATCTTTTCTCTCTGACGCCAAACCAACCAATCCAGATATAGTCGTAAGCGGCTCATGGCATCACTCCTACGGGATCAATAAACAATTCGCACCTTCCGTGTCTCTACCCCTTCCAACTGGGCGGGATCGGTGATGATCCGTATTTCTCTAATGTCCTCCCAACGCACAGTCGGAAGGGCCGCCAGGTACTTCCTCTCTTCGCGCATCGCCTTAATCGCGTACCTGTGCAAGTCTTCCAGATCAATCTTTCGCTTCGCTCGCTCAATCCGTGTCATGTCAAAATCCCAACAGTCCCACATGACATAACGGCAATAACCGCTGCTCCTGTAATCCGTTGTCCTCGCATGACTCAATCGGATACAACGGGAACCTTTGCTGTGGATTATCGTCCGAATGTAAGTGCGCCCCGACAAGTGCAGTGCCCCCAGAGTCAACACACACAACGGCGTACATACCGCACAACGCACAGCAGTTGTCGAAATTACCCGACACGTCCTCCGGCTTGTGATTCGACTTACCCATCGGCAACCAACCCATCATCCGATGTCCACGTTCCTTTAACATCCTCGTGAACTCTGCCCTCGCTTGTGGCGCTGTCATGGCTCTTCCCTTTCCTCTCCGAACAACTTAATCAACTGTTCTCCAAACCGAATGAAATCTGTAATAGTGCAATGGTGCAGATATACCGGTTCTGCGCTATCATCCTCGGAATCAAACGGAAACTCCCCATCATGCCATACGTAAACATCTACACAACCACCATCACCGCCAGATATAGCAAGCGCCTTGCCCACATATCCGCCCATCGAGGGATACCAGATGGCATATCCTTTAACGCACTCACCATCGAATATCAGGCTATTGGCAGAACACTCCGCCGCTGTCGGCTGTCGAACGATCCAACTGCGATGCTCTTCTTGGATGCCGAGTATCATTACCATCCCTCGCCGAATAGACGAACAAGAAATCCATCCCACCAGTGCCACCAAACAGCCATGCACGCCGAAGATTTACGAATCCTATCACACTTCTTGCAGATTTTACTGTGTCCATCGTCTATACGTGGACAAAATGGCTCGATTAGCTTGTTACGGCATAACGGATTCTTGTGTTCCCACATTCCATTTTCGTCTAATTCGTATATGTGGCGCGGACAACGAGGGGCTTCCTGTGCATAGATATATCTCATCTGTATTCCTCCGTCTCCCTTTCAGCACCATCACCTGCAAACTCGCGGATAGCACGCAACGAACGAGGAGAAGCAGGCTTTTCATCTGATAACCTGCCCAGTTCGGGCCTCAACAACTCGAACGTGCTGCACCCGTACCTCAACGCATCCGCTAGATGAAACTGCTCCTTGTCCTTTATCCGCTGCAACGGCTCGCCCGCATCGTCCACCTCACGGCTATACGTGCCTAGATCGCTCCTCAACTCGTGCAACGTCTCGAACACATACAACCTGCGCTGCTTGAACAGTCCGATAACCCTGTCAATCCCAGCCTCGACATCTGATATCCACGGCTCGGCTACACCCATGTGCTTACCCTCGTGCTCAACCGTGCTCCAATCGTCACGCTGCTGCTGCTCGCTCTTCGATCCACCTACCCACAGCCGCACAGGCTCCTTGTACTCGAGTGCACGCCGCGCATGCTCCGGCCCCGTGTAGCCCCCGCCCTGTGTCTCTCGATAGCAGTACATATCACGGCTGATTGGATCCTCAGCAATCCACACAAGCGCGGTATTCACAGCACCGAAGTCTATGCCTACCGTGCGTTGCCATGTCTCAGGTATTGGGAACGGACGCATCATATGCCCGCCAAGCTCACGGTAGGAATCAATATAATCACCGTAGATCATCCCCGCAGGATGCGAGAACTCGCCACAGTAGAACATGCGGAACTTCCAATCTGGAAGTGTCGCCCGCGCCCTCTCGAACTCGTCTACCGGGAACGCAGGATTGTCAACGGATCGGAAGCTAACTACTTCATACTCAGGATTGCCGCCCACAGCCCTGTCGTACACCTGCTGCTTAAGCCAGCCCAAGTTGTACGGTGTCGTTGTCATCAGCACGCGCCCTTGCGATAGTGACAGCCTACGTTGCACAGCTTCCCAGGAGTCTATGCCGAATCTATCCTGGCCACACTCGTCCAGCCATGCTGCGCGTGCCGTTGCCGATTCCAGGCCGCCAGACGCATCAGCAGACCGCAGGATGATCCGCGAGCCGTTGTTGTGCGAGAATACCCGATCAGTTGCCTGATAGCTCCAGCCGCCTATCTTAGCCAGGAACTTAGTCAACTCAGGCAGTAGTTTCAGCTTGAACAAATCATAGGTGGCCGTGACAGCGAGGTAGTCACCTACGCCATGCTGCTGTATCTCACGATATAGCCAAGATGGGCCAAAGGACGTCTTACCCGACTGCGTGCCTGCTATAACAGCAACGAACCGCGCCTGGCTCTCCCAAGCTCGCACCTGGCCGGCGTGGAGTGTGTAGGGGAGCAGGCTCATCGGATCGGCGGGGATGTATCGCGGCAGAGTCTCGTTAACAACCGCCCTGAACCGCTCGCCGATATACTGCCCGGGATTATTTGTCAGAGTCGCCTGCGTCATGTCCTCGCTCACCAGGGTATATTATCCGCCGATACTGCTCAATCAGCCTGTCTACCCTATTCCAGAACTCGTCGCGTTCGCGTGCGGCCTCTGCAATCAAGTCCACCAGCTCGTCAAATCGCTGCTCTCGGATCATCTGCTCCATATCCACCATCTATCACAGCCCCACGCTCGCTTTGACCTTCGTTGCCGCAGCCGTCCGGCTCGCAAACTCTCGCGCTACCCCTGCAGCCTGCTCCGGTGGCAGATTGGCCAGCAGCAACTCCTCCAATATTCCGGCGGCCTGCTGCAGCCAATCGTGAAACAATCCTGCCACAAGCTCGGACTGGTATATCCGCTTGCTCTCAGTCTGCAGCATCCTGTCAATCTCAAGTATTGTCCGATGCCAAGCCTCGCGCTCGGCGTCCGTCAGGTCCTCGATTGTCCTACCATCAGACTCCAGCTTCGTCAGGAATCGCTGCACGACTGTGCGCAACAGCTCTAACTCAGGACTAGCCGAAAGCGCGTCGGGGTGATTGTGGGCATGTGCGTAGAGGGGCTTGTCGTCTTTGTGGAGTAGTCTCGAGTACAGTCCATGATCGAGTGGGCGTCCCTCGTCTCCCCGTCCATCAGGATGTTCACCGGAGCCAGGAGCACCGCCGTGGTGATAGCACACACGCTTGCCGCGCACAGCATTCGCCCTGCATTGCTCGCCAGTTCGCTTACTCTTCGCCACACAGCGGGACATGAGGACTTTTCTCCAGCTTTACTCGTAAATCGCACCAGGATGGGCAGGAAACGCCCTCTCATATCCTCCCGGTATGATTGCACCCCTGCATTTGCAGCGTAGGGCACTCTCATTATCTATAGGCGTGCGATTAACATAAAAATGTTCTCGCGTGCCTCGAATCTCATTATACCACATTTAGTTAAGATATGAATGTTTAATACGTATTAACTATCTGGGTACAGCTCTGGCTCCCTCAGGTTTCCTCCAGGGTAGGCTATTACGCTCCGCTGCCGCTCCGCTCTATTCCAAATCAGTCCAGTCCTGGCTCCATGCCGTTAGTTGCCCACATAGCGTGGTGCACCAGCTCCGGGTGTGTATTCCATGCTGAGGAGATTGATAAAAATCGCGGCGCGCGAATCAAAAAAAACGACGCCACGCTCCTGTTTGTCGCCCTACACACTGAACTCGCAGTCTACCCTGTTGTCACCGTCGGTCGCCGTCGCTCTACTATATAGGCTAGTAAATCAGACGCAGTTGTTCTCGTTTTTGGAGTGTTTTGGCGAATCAGTTGTGGATCACGCCAGATTCACGCTCAAAACGGACTAATATTTAGGGTTGGCGGATTATTTTGAAAATAGTTGCCCGGGGGTATTGACAAATAAACAGCACTATACGATAATATAGATGGTAGGATGATTCGATTGACAAAGAAAGGGGATCGAATGTGCAAACAGCAAGAGAGTTCAGACTGACGCCGGAACAGATCGCGGCTGGAAAGAACGTATTCCTGATGATGGCTCTCGTGGACATGATGCGCCCGATTGTCGAGGGATACCAGCAGAAAATACTAAACGAACTGGGCTATCCTGAACTAACGCCGTGCACGGCTTACCAGTTGCCGAATGGCGTAGACACTACCTATTACGCGCGCTGCAATGAGGAGCGAATCAAGGCAGGGCTAAAAGTCGAAAACCAGGAGCACTGCCCTTTGTTGGTAGCTGAGGATATGCTTCGAGTCGCGCGGAACACGCTGATCGAAGCATTTGAACCGGTCACTGGATTGACAACGCACGCACTGTGTTGTGCGGGGATGGACAAATACCATGAGTATATTGATCTGACTCTTCGGCTTGTCGCCAGCAATCCCCACTGACTCTTCCCTCTGCCGATCCGCGAGCGTCGGCAGGGATGAGGAGTTAGATTCCGAAGCGAACGAAAGGGGAACGAATATGGGATTCGGCATAGGCATAGCAACAGTTGAGCGGAAGGATTGTCCGCCGCCCCGAGTGGAAGAGATTCTAATCGCGTTCGCCAGGCAGTCCACGCGGTTTCTGAAAGATTACGCCGACCTGTATGGCTTGCTCGACTTCTCGGAGCTCGACGAATACATGGAGGCCGACGAGAGGCCGGTCGGCTTGCGACGCGCAGTTCGGAAATACCTGCGGGAAGCCGGGATCCACGACAACGATATGATAGATATGGGTTGGTGAAAGGAGAAACGCATCATGAGCGACGTTCTGACAGTCAAACAGACGGCGGCGGCGCTTCAGCTCGCCGCCTCAAGTGTCTACCGAGCTGTGAACCGCGGGGAACTACCACATATCCGCATCGGCGGCAAAATCCTGATCCCGAAGGCGGCACTGGAGAAGATGTTGGCGGAGGCGGGGACAACCGACAGATAACGAACTACTCACCTGGCGATGCTGTCTCGGTCGCCAGGTGTTCTTTTATCGCCTTTCGCGCTTTGCACAACCGTGAGCGTACTGTCAGTCGTGTCACATGTTGCCACTCAGCAATCTGCATATCAGACAATCCACTAGCTGTCAGCAGAACAACTTCACGGCGCACCGGTTGGATGTGTTGCAGTTCGCGCAATATTATCGGACCATCTACAAAACCCCCAATATGATTTGCTGGATTGCCTTCGCCGTTATCGGATATCAGCCAATCGGCAGGATCCTCTGAGGTATTAAGTTCGTGCCGCTTCCATCCTTGCCGATCTCGCATGTAAGTGAGCACAGCATAGCCAGCCACACTGCACAAGTAGCCCACCTGACTACTGCGACACATAGCTGGCATCTGTGATGAGTCGAGGCTAAGTACCTTTAGCAACGCCTCCTGTTGAAAATCCTCAAGATCATTAGGGTAGGAAGCAAATCGCCGCTTGATGTATGCTCGTATCTTCCCTTCGACATCCTTGTCTATCTGCATTTTAGTCTACCTCGGAACCATCCCATGTTCTATGCGCTTCGGATATCCGTTCGTTGCCGTCGTACTCCTCGATAATCCAATCGACATCATCGGGGATTTCAACGACTATCAATTCCCCAACTCCCGCCTCTTTTCCTAACTCCTCCACAGCGCGCACCAATTCGGGATCGTCCCGATTCTTGCGTCCTTCGACGTATAGGTATTTCCCACGCTCTTCCACGTCAGTAATTCCAAGCATATCCCGTGCTTTATCGGAGAGTTCGAAATCCCCAAAGTGATTATGAATAACGATCTTCTGCATCGGCTATTTCTCCTTTCGATTCCTTCTCATCTTCCGAGGGATAACCGCACAACTGTTGTAGCCCGCGGCGAGAAAGATACGAAGTTCAGGCGATAACTTCTTTCTATTTGGCGCATCGCCCACAACGATATGCCCACCAGTAGGAGGTATTTTGTGCTTACGCATCTGCTATTTCTCCGGTCCAACTGTTCCTTCCAAGTGAAACAATTCACCCTCTGAAGCTCCCGAACGATCACCCCCCCTGTCGCCTTCTTCGGTGTCTTCTCGTAATAAGGAATCTGCCAACCGTAGCAACCACTCGCCGGGACTAACGTCCCATTCCGCCCAATCCTCCCCGACATGAGAATCACTGCGCCACACTTGGGGCAGATAACCTGGTAGGCTGGATGTGCCACAATATCCGTTAGCGAGGACATGAAGCCCGTTTCCGCACGCCATTCATCAGCTAGTGCACGGAAAGCGGTCGTGTCAAAAGGCTTATGCTGCCACCTTTCAACGTCCACCTGATCGCGGCGAATCAACACCGTGTTCCATGCCAGTCTATCCAATCTTCCAACCGAAGAAGGACATATCGCTTCGCCTTATGCCCTTGGCTCACCTCAGTCAGCACCACCAGCGGCGTCTTACCATCGGTAGCCGCACTCGCCGCCTGATCTATGGCATGAGTTAGCCAACCCGGAAGGCTCTTGCGCGTCTTTTGCTCAACGGTGAAGGTATCTCCGATCACGTCGGCGGCGGGTTTGCCGATGCATGGCTGGCGCTTTCCGCCTGTGAGTTTTGCCGTTTCGCGTTCCTGTCGTTTCCAACGCGCACGACTACTCATCGTTTGAATACCATCCCGCCTCCAAACACATACCCGCTATAAACGCCAGTACCGCCACAGCAATAAGCACCTTAACGTCTGCCAGGTGATAAAAGATCGCCCCCATTGCTACGGCGAAACAGGCGCAGAGGGGTAGCCAGAAACCAAGAATTGCTATCACTTCCCCACCTCCATCAGCTCCAGTATCAATTTGGCACACAGGTTTCCTTCCTCGGCGAGGGCGGCGAGATTGGGAGGAAGGTCGAAGAAGTGCGGGTGGTATCCGCAATAACGCAGGACACACAAATCGCCATATACGCCGTCAGAAATACCATCCCATGTCACTTCTATTCTCGGCTTTGGGAGAGGAACATCAAGGAAGACATCAAGCGCCTCGCCAATATCCAATTCCTTGCGAAATCCTCGCTTCTCCACATCATCAAGGAATACAATGCAGTTGTGCCCCTCCGCCCTCAACTCCTCCGCACGTGCCCGCTGCTGCTTGATCTTGGAGCGCGAGCCTAGAATAACGACATCCTTATCGAAACCCACCAAAATCACTCTCCTTGAGGTTCAGCCTCAATACTGTCCAAAACAAGCTGTGCGCCGACCGGTAGGGCTTTCTTGTTGCCTTTCCTGCCACCGCGAGCGCCGTAGTAACGTGCGCTATAACAAGTCAAGATTTTCATAATGTCTTCGGCCAATTCTTCCTCATACTTCTGCTCTCGGTCGTTGACGACTTCAACTTCGACACCGCTGTGTTTGCAGATTGCGAGCAGATATTCATAGCCGAACCGGGCAAGCCGGTCTTTGTATTCGATCAGAACGCGCTCGACGCGTCCAGTCATCACAAGCTTAATCAGCTTGTGGAGTCCCCGCCGCTTTTCATTGATGCCGCTGGCAATCTCGTCTATCACTTGGTAGTTGTAGCCTTTGGATTCCGCGTGAGCTATGAGCCGATCTTTCTGCCGGACTAGATTCTCTTTCTGTTTCGCCGTCGAGCAGCGAGCGTAGACCAGCGTGAACTTGTCTTCAA